CCTGCTTACGGCCAACCAGGCGAAAGAGATGATCAAGCACATGCTTGCCGGAGTGGTGCCGCCAGATTGCAACACGACCGAAGAAGAGGGAGAGGCATATATGATCGGGTACTTTGATGGCGAGGCAGCGGTTTTGTCGGCCAACTTAAATTCGACGACACCTGATGTCGCCTAAACCACCTCAATAACGTCAGGAGGCACGGCAATGCTAGTTACTGACAGTCACAACACGACAGCAACGCCTGTCGTTCAACAACCGCCGCGTTTGCTGGCGCAAATCCGTGCCTTGCTCAGAACCAAGCATTACGCCTTACGCACCGAGCAGGCCTATATCCACTGGGTGAAGCGGTTCATCTTCTTCCATGGGAAACGCCATCCGAAGGATATGGGGGCGCCCGAGATCGAGTCGTTCTTGTCTCACTTGGCGACAGAGAGAACCGTGGCGGCGAGCACTCAGAATCAGGCGCTGGCGGCCTTGCTGTTTTTGTACCGCGACGTCCTGGACGTGGACTTGCCTTGGCTGGACAACATCACCCGGGCGAAGCCGAGCAAGCATTTGCCGACGGTGTTAACCCAGGCTGAGGCAGCTTCACTTATCCGGCATTTGAAGCCGGATACGAATGGGCTGATCGTGCAGCTGCTGTATGGGACCGGGATGCGGCTGCTGGAGTGCCTGCGGCTGCGGGTGAAAGATCTGGATCTGGCTTCGTTATCGGTAACGATCCGGGACGGCAAAGGGGGTAAGGATCGGGTGACGATGTTGCCGTCGAAGTTGGTGCAGCCGTTGCGGGAACATCTGGTCGCTCGGCGCCGTTGGCATGACGTCGACCTAGCTTCCGGGCACGCGGATGTGGAGTTGCCGGATGCGTTGAGGCGGAAGTATCCGAAGGCACCGATGGAGTGGGCGTGGCAGTATGTTTTCGCCGCGCCGACCTACTCGCGCGATCCGCGTTCCGGGGCGGTTCGCCGGCATCATTGGGGCGAGCGGAATATTCAGCGGGCGGTGAAGGCGGCGGCGTTCGCGGCGGGCATTGCGAAGCCGGTGCATCCGCACTGTTTGCGCCACTCGTTCGCCACACATCTACTCGAAATGAATTACGACATCCGGACGGTGCAGGAGCTGCTTGGCCACTCGGATGTGAAGACGACGATGATCTATACCCACGTGCTTAATCGCGGTGGGCGTGGGGTGGCGAGCCCGCTGGATCGGATCTCCTCATGACCGAGCTACTCCTATTCGCCAGCGTCTACGTCTCGGTGTTTGCCCTTGGCTTCCAAAGCCAGAACGTCAACCAGGGCCACTACAAATCCGCCTTTCTGACCAGTTTCGCCATTGGCGCTGGCCACCTGGCTCTCTATCGCCTCATGCCCGGAGCAAGCCCGAGCGAGGTCGCCGCCTTTCTGGCTGGCGGCCCGTTCGGCATCGTATCCAGCATGTACGCCCATCGCCAAACACTTGGGAGAAAAACCAATGGCAACCACACGCCGGAGAAAACACGGAAGTGGGAAGCCGACGCGAAGGACCAGGCCAGGGCAGCGATGGGCGGAGAGCCGCCCCTGCAAGGACCGCTCAAGGTCGAGGTCATCGCCTACTTCGCACCAGCGCAAAGCTGGCCGGACTGGAAACGCCAGGCAGCCCTGAACGCACAGATCGCGCACACCAGCCGACCCGACGCGGACAACATCGGCAAGGCGGCGAAGGATGCCCTCAACGGGGTGGCTTGGCTGGACGATTGCCAGGTGAAACGGGTCATCGTGGATAAGCGATTCAGCGACCAGCCCAGGGTCGAAATCTTCATCCGCAAGACCGGACAGGCCAGCAGCCAAGTGACGCGAAAAGACCAGATCAGGAGCGCATCATGACGACATCAGAAGCGAACGCGATGATAAAAGCCTGGGTGGATTGGCACGGCGATTTATCAGGCGAAGATATTCCCGCAGTCAATTTGAGCTTTGAAAAAGGGTTCAACGCGGCGCTGGAATTCAAAGCGGAAGAAACAGCAGGGTTCATCAGCCAGATCAATGCCGACAGACATCAAGCGTTGGATTGGAAGCGCGGCTTCGAACGCTACGAAAAACTGAGAAAACTATCCCCGCGAAACTTCATGGAGCTATGGCACCGAAGCCTGGGCGGAGAGCGATTCGACGACCTAGTGGACCGGATTAAAAAGTGAGGATGAGCATGAACCAGAAAAGCCTTGATCGGCTGCAAGAAGCCATCGATGACCTCAAGCGATACCACCAAGAAACCGCCCAGGAACGCAGGGTCGTTATTCCAGAAACGAAAGCATGCTCATGGAAGCATGACGATGAAGATGGCGCGTTTGATACCGAATGCGGCAATCGATTTCTGATGGAAGACGGCACCCCGGAAGACAACGGATTCCGGTTTTGCCCCTACTGCGGAGGTAGGTTGGTGGTTGAAAGGGAGGGAGAAAATGAAGCGTGATGAAACAACGTCCACAGGATTATTCCTGGACCGTAAAACCGGATGGCTGATCGATAAACGGCTGCGCCAAACAATGGCACCAACCGTGATGCGCATCATCACTCACATGGAAGTGCACACGAAGCCGATCGATGCCATCGATTTGGCGGAGAAGGTGCACGCGGATCGCAACGGCGTGGCGAAATACCTCGGACAGTTGCACGAAGCCGGCATTATCCGCATCGCCGGATGGCGCAAGCCGCGCGAGGGCAGCCCAGGTGCTTACTCACGCCTTTTCGCAATGGCAGACGGTAAGCGAGACAAGCCGCACCCCCCGCTGCCACACCCGACAAAAACCTGCCGAGAACGGCGGGAACGGCTGCGTGCGCTGCTGGGGGAACACTACGGCGCGGTCAATCAATCGCGCCATAAAGGCGGCGCGGAAGTCCTATCGATTGCAGGGCATCTGGTATATCGGCGCGGCAGCGGGGTCGATTACGACGCGCTGAGACGGGCACAAGGGGACCGACTATGACAACGATCAACGACCTACTGGCGAGCAAGCCGCGCCGCGGACTCAGCCGGAAGGCCGGTTATCCACCCGTAGTATTAGACGCTTTTACCAGGCTAATCCCACCCGAATCCGCGCCTCAAATTCTGGGCGTGCAGACGTATCAACGCGCACCTGATTGATATCCACGCCGACCCTGGCCGCCATATCCACAAGCGGCATTTGCAGGTCTCGCTCCACCCATATGCCCAAGGTCTGCTGCATCGGCTCCCAGGATACGCCGGAGGCCCATAGCTTCTGGGTAGGCTGGATCACCATCGGCTCGACCGGGACGTCGAGGCCGCCCACGACCTGACCATCGGGCGAGCTGGCCAGGACGCGCCGGCCGCCGCCGGCATCGCGGATCAGGGTCATGTCCACCGTCACCGGCGGGCAGGGTGGCCCGGACTCGGGGGCGGCATCAGGCTGGACGGTCACTCGGGCGATCCGCTCTACGGTCGTCCCGCGCGGGGTCTGCTGCCGCGGCCGTGCCGTCGGGTCTGGTCGGCGCTCGAGCATCAGGCTGCCGTCGGCCTGGCGCATCTCCGGTGTGGGCGGCTCCATCACCTCCATCGGCCGCCAGATCAACCAGCCCGCATACGCGACGCAGGCGACAAGGGCAGCGGCGATCATCGTATATGCAATCCATGGCCGACCCTTGCTCATAGCTGATCGCCGAGGCATTGCCGGTACTCGCCCTGCCGGCGCTTGGCCAGGCCGCCGCACAGGCGGGCATTGGCGGGCAGATTGCAGTCTCGGCCCTGGTAATAGGTCCAGCGCAGGATCTCTCGGCAGGCGCCCGGATAGTCGTGGCCATTGAGCTTGCGCACCAGCGTCGACCGGCAGAACGCACCGGGCCCAACGTTGTACGCCAGGCTCAAATAGGCGTCGTACTCGTGCTGGTACAGCGGCGCCGTGACGCACTGGCGCAGCGCGCCCTCGTATTTGGTGACATCCGCCATGGCGCGAGCCAGCGCCACCGGGGGCGTGATCGTGTCGCCCAGCCGAACGCCTGATGTCGAGCCGAATCCGATGGTCGGCACGTCGCCCGGCACCGGGATGACGGCGCGGGCGGTGTAGTCCTCATGGGCCACGATGCCGACCAGTCCGGCGGCGGACAACGACAGGGCGGCAATGGCGATCCGTATTTTTGACATGGTCAGTCTTCCTCGATCGGCAACGTGCAATTGGCCCGGGCGATCTTGCGCAGCTCCCGCTTGTGCATGACGTTGTGGGCGAAAGCGGCGATGGCGACCACGCTGCCGATGACGGCAGCCCAGTCATTGAGCGTCAGGCCGCCTAGGATGGCCGCTCCGGATGCTGAATAAGTGATGAATCCGCTGACTCGACCTAGCATGATCACTCCCTCAACAGTTTTTCCGCCGCCTCGGCGGTGATGGGCAATCCATAGCGCTCGGCGATGAACCGCGCGAACACAGCCCGTCGGTCATCCGGATAGCACCGCGCCTGCGCCCTGTAGGACTGCACCTCGCAGTGCAGCCGATACTCAGGCAGCCAGGTATACAGGGCCGTATGCAGCAGCGCGCCGATGGGCGAAAGCGCCGGTGCGATCAGGTAGATCGCCGCGACGCCGAGGATGGTCAGAGTCAACCACTGCATGACGTGGGTCAGCTCGTGCCGATACAGCCCGGCATCGCCTCGGCAGCGTGGTCGGATGAAGATCACCGGGCCGCGTGCGCAGGCCTGGTGCGGCTCTGGCACGAAACGGTCGGCGTAGATGGTCAGCAAACCCATATCAACACCCCGGCAAGGCTCGCCCAAAACGCCAGCAGCATCAGCGCCACTTGTCGAACAGTCGGCATGGCTACAGCCCCAGCGCGGCTTTTTGCTCGCGGCCCCAGGCGCGGCAGGCCTCGACGTGGTCGTTGTAGGCCGTCGACTCCGCGCTCGGGGCGAGGCGGATCATTTTGATCTCGTCGTCCATGCTGTAGCGCTCGCGCACTCGCTCGACCACCCTCTGGTTGATTAGTCGCACATGCGGGCTGGCGGCCTTGATCTCATCGCGCAGGGAGTCGGTCAGCGCGACGGCGGCGATGCTGGCGGCGATCTCATCCGGCTGCTCGACTGGCAGCGTGGCGCCGGCGGGCAGGCAGACGTAGGTCGTACCGTCGCTCAGTGTGGCCAGCTCGGTGGCGCCGTCAGGCGTGCGCAGTTCGCGGGTGACCTGGCTGGTGATAAATTTTCGGTAGGCGACAATAGAGGTCATGGTGATGCTCCATCAAGAGGCGCAGCAGGTGCTGCAAAGAGTGGGTTTTTCTGGCGTGGCCGAGGATACTGACTACGCTATCCATGGCGCCGCGCTTGGCGGCGGATTTGAAGGTGTAGAGGCTGTGCCGGCGGATAAAGCGCCGGCTTGACCAGGTCCTGAAGCCGACGAAATTAATCCCGCGCCTGACCATGGCCAGGGTTGATCGCGACAGCGTAAGACGCAGGCCAACCAGGTAATCGACCACACGATCTCGGGCGGTGATTGCGGCCTCGCGGGTCAGGCCGAATAGCACGAAGTCGTCGACGTACCGGCAATAGCGCGGCGGCTTGATCTCGCGCCGGATGAAGTGGTCCAGCGGGCTCAGGTAGATCAGCGCGTAGAGCTGGCTCAGCAGGTTTCCGATTGGGATGCCGACCGGTTCACCGTGGTCAGCGAAGGCCATCATCAGGTCAACGAAGCGGCGGTCCTTGATCTTGCGCTCGATCAACGTGCGCAGGATAGGGCGATCAATGCGGTAAAAAAACTTTCTGATATCCAGCTTCAGCGTGTAGCTGTCGCGCGGACAAGCCTGTAATGCAGCCTGGGCGTAGTCCGCCGCCCTATGGGTACCTAGCCCGGTCCGACAGGCAAACGACTGATCGATAAAGCCACGATTGAATACGGGGTACACCACGGCATAGATGGCATGCTGCACCACCAGGTCGCGAAAGGCGGGCGCGTAAATCTGCCGCGTCTTGGGCTCGTGCACCATGAAGCTGTAATAGGGCCGTGGCCGGTAGGTGCCGGCGTGCAATTCGTCGTGCAGGGCGGCCAAGTTGGTCGCTAAGTGTTTCTCGAACTGAAAGCAGGCGCGCTTGCCGCGCTTGTGCCGTGCCGCGGCGTGAAAGGCCGACAGCAGCGCCTCGCGCGTGAACGCCTGCTCGAATAAATAACCGATGCGTTTCATGCCGCCAGGCCTTCGAGACGGCGAGCCGCCCTACCAGCAAGGCGCATGCACACCGATTTCGCCGAGGCTTGCGCCTCGCGCCGGAAGGCGTCTCCCTTGGTTCCACTTCGATCTTTCGATCCGTGAGGTGAAGCCGAGTCCGCGCGGAACCCAACGTTATCGTTCGAGTTGCCCCGCGCATTGTTGAGATTCAACGCCCAGACCCCCGCGTTCGAGGAGTTGTTCCAGTTGCCGCCGGCAATCGGGCACATGTCAAGACGCCTCCCGTTTGTCGAGCACACGCTCGGCGACTATCCAGCCGCCGATCATGCGCCCCAACTCATCCACCAGCCGCGAGAGGGCGAGGTAGCGATGCTCGCCCGTCGCCTCCGGCCGGTCGTTGCGCTGGCCGTCCTTGAACTCGAAATAGCCGAGCGTATGCGCCAGGCGCAGCAACATGCGAAGCTGCTCGTGGCGCACATCCAGGTTGGTCAGTGCGGTTTTCTTGTGATAACGCTTTTGCGCCTCCACGATGAAGCTATAGGTCTCGTAGGCCGCGCGCCGGATCTCCAGCGCGAGCCCGTACTTCTCGTGCTTCGGGAAGTGGTTGAGATAGACGTTCAACAGCTTTG